TTGGTCACCACCAGCGCGGCCAGGTCGAGATCCTCGTAGCCGATCTCAACCCATTGCCCCGGAACAACCGTGACATCGATGGCGGTGATGGCACCGACCTGTTGGGTGAGCGCCGAGGTTTCGCCGGAAAGCGCGATCGCCAGCTCATCACGCGAGGCCTCGTCGAGGGTGATCGCGAACTCGGCCGGTTTGCCGAGGAAGTAGGTCAGCCAGGCATTGCCGAAGGTCTCGCGACCCTTGGAAATCTTCTGCTGCTGGTCGCTGGGCGTCTTGATCTCGAACTTGTCACAGTACAGCTTCTTGTAGGCGCCGAAGGCCCCGGTGGTCGGGTTGCGGATCGCGAGCAGCAGGTCACCTGCAAACAGCAGGCCGGCGGAATCGTTAGTTGGCATGGTTGAATCTCCTGTCGGATGCCAGGGCGCCGATGGCCGGCCCCTTGCGGGTTGAGTAAACACAGTCGCTGGTGAAGGCCAGCGGGTAATAGGTGAAGCTGCCGTTCGGCCAGATCGGCGGCGGCGTGACCGGCACCAGGGCCGTCGTACTGCCCTCGGGGATATAGCCATGCAGCGCCTGCAACAGCGACGGCAGAAACTTGCCGGCGATCTGGTTGCGCGGCGAAGCCTCGCGGCTGGGCGTCTTGCTGGAAACCGCCAGCACGACGCGCCAGCGATGCTCTACCGTGGCGCCGGCCGGCGATGAATCCTTGAAGGCGGGGCCGGCATAGACCACGTACACGCCCGGCGTCAGTTGCTGGTCTTCCTCGATCACCTCGAGGTCTTCGCGGGTACCGACGATGCGGGCCCAGGCATCCGGGCCGGTCTGTACCGCTTCCTTGATCCGGCGCGCGATATCCAGCTCGCCGGCATTGAAGTTCCAGTCCAGCCAGGACTGCGACACGCTGCCGATCATGCGAACCCTTTCAGGCTGTCGTCGGTCACCGAACGCGGGCTGAATTCCGCCCACACTTCGTTGCCGCCGGACTGCGCATCGGCGCCGATCGGCACGCCGGGCGAGCCGCCCCAGGGGCAGGACAATTGCGCCTTGCCGTCGCCATAGGCCTCGAGTTCCTTGATCGCGTCCTTGTAACGCCGATAAACCTCGCTCTCGGGTGCCAGGTTGTAATGCAGGTAGTAACGCGTCAGGTCGCAAGTGATCCGTTCCAGCACCGGCGGTATCGCGTATTCGATCGTGCCGCTGGGCACGGTCAGGGGCATGGCACAGCCCTGCAGCGGCAGGCGATAAACCTTGCCGATATAACCATCCACCGTCGCACAAGCGTCCGCAATCTTTTTCTCCACCCGCCCGACATCGATGATGCTGGGCGGGATGTTTTCCAGATCGGTCAGCTGCACCAGCTCCAGTTCCCCGAAGCGGGTCACCAGGTCGGCGGCGGTGGCGTAGATCATCGTTGGTCAGCCGGGTTAAGCGTGGCGAACCGGCAGCAACTGCACTTCGACGAAGGCGCCGGCGCCGCTGGAGGCTTCCAGCGCACGGCCGCAGTAGTCGGTCGCGGTGCCGGTGACCGCCTTGCCGTTGGCGTCAGCCTTGACGAAGGCAAACTGGGCAAAGGCTTCGCCCGCTTCGACGACGCCGGAATAGCCGGTGGTTACGCTGACCGCCTGGCCGATGGCCGCCTCGGTCTCGCTGATGCCCTGCGAGTCGTGCGCGGCGCCGGCGCTGGTGGCGTGTGCGCCATCAAAGCCGACGAAGCGGTTGGCGACGATGGCCGCCGTGGCGATCACGGTGACCGCGTGTTGTTTGTCGTACTGCTTACCCATGTCGTTTACTCCTGGTATAGGGGTTCAAGTGCTGCGCAGATCAGGCAGCGGGCGGTTCGGTCGGGGCTGGCGGTGCAATCGAATCCTGCGCCGCCTTCACCTTCTTCTTCGCCTCGGCGAATTCCTTGCCAGCCACCTTCTCGGCGGCGGCTGCGGCCTTCGTCGCCTTTTCGGTTTCGGCCGTGTCCTCGATGGCGCCCATCGCCTTCAGGGCTTCCACGTCGTGCGCCGGCAGCTCGGGCAATTCCTCGCCCGGCTGAAACTCGGTACGCACGGCGCCCACCATCGCCACCACGGTTACTTTCGCGATCAGTCCCATGTTGTCCTGGCTCCTACTTCGGGTTCTGGAACAGGAAGGCGGCGGTGTTGTAAGCCACGTTCGGCTGCCGCTCGTAGGTCGCACCGTAGATCCACGACTTTTCCGAAGGCGCGTAGTAAGGCGTCTCGGCGAATGGGTGGCCTTCGAGCACGTTGGTGAAGCCAAAGCCGGGTTCGGCGAGGCTGATGTCGCTGCCGTTGCCGCCGATTTTCGGCACGTAGGCGAGGATCGCGTTGTTGCCCCAGACATCCGCGCCGACATCGGCATCGTTCATCCAGACCGCATCGCCGACGACGATCTCGGGCACGTTGAGAATGTTCTTGAGCTGCTCAACAGTGGCCACACCCTGCTGCGTGCTCGGCAAGTAAGTCTTGACCTCGGCATTCATGCACAGCGCAGAGAAGGCATCGGCTGACAGCGTCAGCTTGTTCGGGCGCTTGCCGATCTTCTTGCGGATCACGTCGGCAGCAGCACGGATGTCGGTCACCGGCGTACCGGTCGCGGCGCTCCACTTGGTGGCACCGGCCAGCGCCAGTACATGACCGGCGGCATAGGTGCCAGCCGTGGTGGCCAGCGTTGCGACTTCGATTTCGTAGTCGAGCGCCAGAATGTCGTTGGCGGTAACCAACGCGATGCGCGAGACATCAAGGTGGTTACCGACGTTCAGCTTGCGCGACTCGTCGGCTTCGCGAATCAGCTCGCGCGGCATCGGGATCTCGACCGAATACTGATTGACGGTATAGGTCTTGCCTTCGTACTTGATTTCGACGCGGCGAGTCGCGGCGCCCGGGGCGCGACGCAGGTTGTACTTCTTCAGGCGTTCGTTACCGAGCTGGGCCAGCATCACGCCGGACAAGGCCTGCGGCAGGCGCGGGAAAAGTTGTTCCGCCACGAACGTGCCCTGACCGAGACCGAGCAGCAGGCTGGTCAGGATCGGGTTCTGCGCGAGGCGGATTTGTGCGGGGGTCATCATGGACGTGTCCTTTCAGGGGCGATGATGGGGTTCTGGTCGGCGATCAGGCGGTGAAGCTGACGACCTGGTTGAGCGCCTCGGAATAGCTGACGTTGTGCTGGCGGGCGTAAGCCTTGGCGCGCTTGTCGATCTCTTCGTCGGACAGGCCCTGGGTCGATTCGCCGCCATTGCCGGCAGCGAACTCGCCGAAGCTGACCACCGGCTTGGCGCCTTCGATCAGACCCTTGAGCCATTCGGCCGGCGACACCTTCTTGCTGACCCCGGCTTCGGAAAACTCCACCGGCTGCACGTCGGCCATCTGGTCGAGCATGGCCACAGCGGTTTCCTTGTCCTTCGGCAGCAGCTTGCCGGCCTTGACCTGGGCTTCGGCGAAGCTGACGTGGCCAGCGTGACGATCCTTGCGCTGCTGTTCGGCGAACTGCGCCAGCTGCTCGTTGGCTGCCTTGGTAGCAGCTTCGGCGGTAGCTTGTGCGGCCTTGGCGGCTTCGGCTTCCGCCTCGGCTTTTTCCAGGCGGGCTTTGGTTTCTTCATCCATCAGAGTCTCCTTTTGAGCGATGGCGGTTTCGGAAAAAGAGACGGCGCCATCGGCGTCGCCTTCGGCAAACTGGATGTCCTTGAGGCCGGCGACGGCCGGCGGCTGCGCGCCGAGAAACGCGACGTGGCGCAGATACCAGCGGCCGGGCGTCGGGTTGTTCGGGGCTTGCGGGGGGTAAAACGAGGCGGAACGCTTCTTGAAGCGCCCGGCCTGCACCATCTCGGCGAACTGCGGCTCGACCTGGTGCGGATTCATCGTCAGCACGCCAGCGGCAGCGGCCAGGCCTTTGACCCAACCATAGGCCGGCAGATTGCTGGCCGGGTGGCCGACGGTCAGCGGCGCTTCGCGCAGCGACGGGGTGTAGGCGGCGGCGATGCCCGCCACATCGGCTTCGGAAAACTCGTGAGCATTCCCCGCGTCATCGACCTGGCGGCCGGCGCGGAAAATTTCTATCTGATCGGGGAGCGTTGCGTTAGGCATGGCCGCATCTTGGCGGCGCACGCGCGAGCGGGCTGTGTAAAGCCTTTTGGTTTTTTCCGGCACGACGAAACAGCCGGAGGCGCTCGCGTATCAGTCTTTCACGCTGGCGCGCCGGTCGTCAAGCAGGGCCGGCCAGCGCCGGCCCTGGAGCCCTTGCCGCTCGGGGGGTTATTCGAACATAAACAATCTAGATCACCAGCCAGCGCGTCAGTTCGGCCCGGGTATTCGCCAGGGTGTAGAGAAAATTGATGTTGTCGCCGCCATCGTTATAAGTGGTCATGAACATCTTGTCGCCGACCACGGCGGCGCCCTGCGGCACCGGGTTGTACACCAGCGGCTCCAGCACATGCTTGGCTACGTCGAAGCGGTAGATGCGACCGGTGGTATCTTTCTGGACATAGATATAGCCGTCGATATCGACCGACGAGGATCCGGCGCCGAAGGTTTCCATCTGCTGCCCGTAGGCCACACCGGAGATCCACGTATTGGCGGCGATGTCGTAAATATCAAGCACGTTGCCGTTGGCGCCGCGCAGCGAATAGATGTAGCGGCCGTTCTGGTGCAGCAACGTCGTCGTGTAGTGGGCGCTGTAGACGCCGTCAGTCCATTCTGCAGCCTTCACCCCGTCGATCCAGTCCGCCGTCAGGCCGGCGCCCGGCGCACCGGCGCGCGCGGCGACCGGCGCCAGTGTCGACCAGGTGTTACCCGATACGGAAAACCGGTAGGCAGTGACGGCGTTGTTGCCGAAAAGGTAGAAGTAATCGTCGTTGCCTTCGATCCGATAGACCGAGGTCGCATCCGGGTTGATCGTCCAGGCGGCGCTGGTCGTCAGCACCGAGGCC